TTCATCGTTCACGCCTATCAGTTGACACTAGATCCGCTAGTTCGGTATCAGTAGAGTAACGACAAAAAAAGAAAAAACTATTAGGACAAACCCTAATAAAGTACAATTATTTTAATTTAATTGTTTTGCAAGGTTAGATCATGGCCCGCCCGCCTAAGGTAGATACAGTTCAGTTTAGACGCAAGTTGGATAACCCTAAGCTGCAAATTCTATTGAGTGCTGGACAAGGGAATATCAGCCAGGGTTTTGAAAACCTATTGAGCTTGTATCAGCACTTGCATTGCTTGGGATATAGAACAGATAGCCCCTTAGAGACAATAGGGTTAGTAACTAACCTAGACGAAAAGAAAAGGGATAGCCCTAACCATGTCAATCAATAGGGTAAACAGTAAGGGAATACATAAGGGATAGACAAGGTGAACGGATAGAACTAGATCAATCAAGTAACTTTGAAAAGCACCCGCCACTACTTACACTTGCATGAAACGTAAATGAGAATCATTCGCATCTAGCTGCCTGGTTATTTGTACAGTAGGGAAAACCCTGATCTGTATGCCTGGACAGTACTGTATAAAAAGACATGAGGGAAAACCCTAGGTGGTGTATGGGGGGGGAGGGGGTAGGTGAGGGGAGAGAAGATTTGAGGTGCACCCTACCCTCAGAAAAAGCTAAATTGACAATTCCAAGGAGAACCAATGGAACAATTGAAAAGAGGAAGAGGAAGACCAAAGGGGAGCGTCAAGATGACCATACAGAGGTTTGCTGACAATCCACCCCTAGTACTACCTAAGACAGACCATCAACGTCTCAAGGAGCTTAAAGAGCTAATGATTAGGTCTGGTGGTAAGGATGTGGCTCAGAAGGTTATTGAGATAGCCCTTAATGATGAGCATCCCCATCAATTGGTAGCCTTGAAGATGTGTCTTGATAGGACTCTTCCTGTTTCTTTGTTTGAAAAGGATAAGTCTCAGAGAAGTGCCGTAACCATCAATATCACCGGATTAGGACAAGAACCTACTGTGATAGACACCATTCCTGATGCTGAAGATGTAGAGGCTAAATATGGCTGATCTGAACTTCTCTCTACTTCCTTGGCAACAAGAGGTATTTAAGGATACGACACGCTTCAAGGTTGTGGCTGCTGGGCGTAGGTGCGGTAAGTCACGTATGGCGGCAGTTACCCTACTGATTGAAGGACTCAAGTGTCCACAAGGCTCTGCGGTTCTTTATGTGAGTCCCACTATGGGACAATCAAGACAGATTATTTGGGACTTACTGCTAGACCTTGGCAGAGAGGTTATTCAGAGCAGTCATGTAAACAACCTAGACATTACCTTGATAAACGGGGCTAGGATATACGTCCGTGGTGCGGATAGACCTGATACCCTTCGTGGCGTTAGCTTGACCTATGCCGTTCTCGATGAGGTAGCCGACATTAAGCCCGAAGCATGGGAACAGGTCATTAGAGCCTCTCTATCTGATAAACGGGGAAGAGCACTCTTTATTGGCACTCCAAAAGGACGCAACTGGTTCTACGACACCTTTAAGTTGGGCGAGTCAGAGGATGATCCTGATTGGAAGTCATGGCACTTTACCACTGCTGATAACCCATTGATTGACCAAGCAGAGATAGATTCCGCTAAAAAGACCCTAAGTTCCTTCGCTTTTAAGCAAGAGTTTATGGCTTCGTTTACCAATGCAGGTTCGGACATCTTCAAAGAAGAGTGGATCAAATACGGGGTAAAACCTGAACATGGAAGCTATTACATCGCTGTTGACCTTGCGGGGTTCGAGGAAGTTGCCAAACAAGCCGCCAACTCTAAGAAGCGGTTAGACGAGTCTGCTATCTCAATTGTTAAGGTGACAGACGATGGGAAGTGGTTTGTTGAGAAGATTGAACATGGACGTTGGGACATCCGAGAGACAGCCTCCAAGATACTGATTGCCATTCGAGACTACCGCCCTTTAAGTGTGGGGATAGAGAGGGGGGCGTTAAAGAACGCTGTTTTGCCCTATCTGAGCGACTTGATGCGTAAGAACAACACCTATGCTCACATCATAGATTTGACCCACGGAAATAGAAAAAAAGCGGACAGAATCATCTGGGCTTTACAAGGTAGGTTCGAGCATGGCAGAATTGTGTTAAATTCGGAAGAAGATTGGGATGAGTTTGTAGACCAGTTAATCCTGTTCCCTGCTCAAGGAGTCCATGATGACTTGCCTGACTCCCTCAGTTACATTGACCAACTGGCTGTTACATCTTACATGGAAGAAGATGATAGTGAGGATTGGCAACCTGTAGATATTATTAGTGGGGTATAAGAATGGAATTCCAAGAACCTAGCGACTCAGACAAAGAGATAGTTAACTTTGTTGTCAACCATTGTGATAGATGGCGGGATTGGAGAGATGTCAATTGCCTTGATGATTGGCTAGAGTATGAGCGCATCTTCAATGGTGAGTGGGATGCCCAAGACAAAACCCGTGAGTCCGAGCGTAGCCGTATCGTTACCCCCGCTACCCAACAAGCCGTAGAGACACGCCATGCTGAGATCATGGAAGCAATCTTCGGTCAGGGTGAGTTCTTTGACATTCAAGACGATATTCGTGATGTCAATGGTAGCCCCCTAGACGTTGCTGCAATCAAAGCACAACTCATGGAAGACTTCAAAGTCGATAAGATTCGCAAGTCTATTGACCAGATTGAACTGTTGGCAGAAATCTATGGTACGGGCATCGGTGAGATTGTTGTCAAAACAGAGAAAGTCTTTGTTCCCGCTACTCAGGCAATACCTGGTCAAATGGGACAAGCGGCTATCGGAGTGGTAGAACAAGATCGCATTGCAGTCAAGATTGTTCCTGTTAACCCCCGTAACTTCTTGTTTGACCCCAATGGGACATCTATTGATGACTGTATGGGTGTGGCTATTGAGAAGTATGTCTCTATCCACAAGATCGTTAAAGGTCAAGAAGAAGGCATCTACCGCAAGGTAAAGGTCGGCACTGACTCAATGGACACAGACTTAGAGCCTACACAAGAGGTCTCTCAGTACGAAGATGATAAAGTTAAACTTTTAACTTACTATGGTTTAGTTCCTAGAGAATATCTTGAGCAACTAGAGAACGAAGAAAATGGCGAAGTAGAAGACTTATTCCCTGAAGACAGTATTCAGGATGAGTATTCCGATCTGGTTGAGGCTATTGTCGTTATCGCCAATGACGGGACTCTTCTGAAGGCAGAAAAGAACCCATACATGATGAAGGATCGCCCAATCCTTGCTTATCAGGACGATACAGTTCCTAATCGCTTGTTGGGTCGTGGCACTGTTGAGAAGGCTTACAACTCACAAAAAGCCATAGATGCCCAAGTTCGTTCACACTTAGATTCACTAGCTCTTACAACTAGCCCAATGATGGCTATGGATGCTACCCGTTTACCACGGGGTGCTAAGTTTGAAGTAAAGCCAGGCAAGGCTATCCTAACAAACGGCAATCCCAATGAGATTCTGTTCCCGTTTAAGTTTGGCAATACTGATGGTTCTAACCTGACTACTGCCAAAGAGTTTGAGCGTATGCTCTTGATGGCAACAGGCACTCTTGACTCACAGGGAATGGTTACTGCTGTCTCCAGAGATGCGGGTCAGGGCGGTATTTCGATGGCTACTGCCTCGATTATCAAGAAATACAAGCGTACCTTGGTGAACTTCCAAGAGGATTTTATGATCCCCTTCATCACCAAAGCCGCTTACCGCTATATGCAGTTCGATCCAGAGCGTTACCCTACTGTGGACATGAAGTTCATTCCTACGGCAGCACTTGGTATTATTGCTAGAGAGCATGAGCAACAACAATTTATCGCTTTGTTGCAGACTCTTGGCCCTAATACACCTGTTTTGCCTATCATTTTGAAGGGCATCATGGCTAATTCTTCTCTGTCAAACAGATTTGAGTTGATTGAGATGCTAGACAAGATGGCTACGGCTGATCCACAGGCTCAACAAGCGGCTCAGATGCAACAACAATTGGCTATGCAACTGGCTCAAGCACAGATTGCAGTCCAAACGACACAAGCAGAGCAGAATAAGGCTGAAGCGCAAAAGTTATTGACTGAAGCGCAATTGATGCCTATTGAGTTGCAAGCTAAGAGCATGGCGGCTAACACCAAAAACCTCCCTACTGATGACGCTTTAGCTTCAAAAGAGTTTGATAAGCGTGTCAAAGTTGCTGAGTTGATGCTTAAAGAAGCTGATATTCAGAACAAGGCTAAGATTGTTGAAAAGCAGATGACTAGACAATGAATCCAGAACTTCAGAAGTACTACGAAGAGAGATTTTCCATGATGTCCACTCAAGGGTGGGTAGATTTAATGGAAGATGTTGACAAAATGATTGAACCTTTGAATAATATCTCAACAATTGCAGACGAAAAAAGTCTACAATTCAGAAAAGGTGAGTATTCAATACTAATTTGGCTGAAAAACTTGAAACAAGTCAGCGAAAGAGCATTTGAGGACTTAAATGAGAAGAATGTATGAATTTGCCTGTATAAACGGGCATAAGACAGAGAGATTTGTTGATTATGAGTCAACAAGTCTTGTGTGTGATTGTGGTGAGGAAACTCATCGCATTTTATCTGCACCAGCTTTTAAGCTAGAAGGGTGGTCTGGAGCGTTTCCATCATCGCATGGAAGGTTCGAGAAAAGCCACTTAGATAGATTAAAAGCCGAGCAGAAACTCAACTCATAAGCAATTATGCCGAGTTGAATCTCCTACAACCGAACAACGGCAGGAAAAGGAAAAAGTATGTTGATTGATGATGACAAAGAAGAGTTGGGTGAGTTAGAGATTGAGCAACAGAAGATCGAGCAAAAGCCTGAACTTCCTGAGAAATACAGGGACAAAAGTTTAGACGACATTGTGAGGATGCACCAAGAGGCTGAAAAGCTAATTGGAAAGCAAGCACAAGAAGTTGGCGAGGTCAGAAAGTTAGCTGATGAACTTATCAAACAGAACCTTGGTTCACGACAACAAACTAGACAGGAAGAGCCTGAAGTAGATTTCTTTGAGAATCCGCAGAAGGCAGTTCAAAGGACTGTTGATAATCACCCTGACATCCTAGCGGCACGACAAGTTACGCAAGAGATGAAAAGGGCGCAAATTCAGCAAAGGTTAGCGCAAGAACATCCCGACTTTGGCGAAATTGCTAAAGATCAGGACTTTGCAAATTGGGTGAAGTCTAGCCCTGTTCGCATTAAAATCTTTGAGCAAGCCGATTCTGGATACGATTTCGACTCAGCTAATGAATTGCTATCTACCTATAAACAGTTACGTTCTGTTAAACAGAAGCAAAGTAGTGATGAGGGCGAGGTAACTCGCAAGCAGAACTTAAAAGCAGTAGGTGTTGATGTAGGTGGTTCTGGTGAATCATCAAAGAAGGTATATAGAAGGGCTGACCTTATTCGGCTTAAAATGCAAGACCCAACTAGATATGACGCTTTAAGTGATGAAATCATGCAAGCCTATCAAGAAGGTCGTGTTCGTTAAACTTTAGGAGATTTAATCATGGCATATCCAACACCAGCGGTAACAGTAACCACCGCAGACAAATTCATCCCAGAAATCTGGTCTGATGAAATCGTAGCCTCTTACAAGAAAAACCTTGTATTGGCTAACATCGTAATGAAGATGAACTTCAAGGGTAAGAAGGGTGATGTAGTTCACATTCCCGCTCCTACCCGTGGTAACGCAACAGCTAAAGCGGCATCTACTGCCGTTACTCTGATTGCCGATACTGAGACAGAAGTTTTGGTTAACATTAACCAACACTTTGAGTATTCACGTTTCATTGAGGACATCGTTGAAGCACAAGCCTTGAACAGCTTGCGCCAGTTCTACACTGCTGACGCTGGCTATGCGCTTGCCAAGCAAGTAGACACTAGCTTGATCCAATTGGGTCGTGCATTCAATGGTGCTACTGTCGGTACTAACGACTATGCGACAAGCAATACATCCACCAAAGCCTTCGTTGGCGGTGATGGTACTACTGTTTATAACAGCACATCTTCCAATGCTTCCGCATTGACTGACGCTGCTATTCGTCGCACTATTCAGCGTTTGGATGACAACGACACTCCTATGGATGGTCGCTTCTTTATCATTCCTCCTTCAAGCCGTAACACGTTGATGGGTCTTGCCCGTTATACGGAACAGGCTTTTGTGGGTAATGGCAATGCAATCCGCAATGGTGAAATCGGTCAACTGTATGGTATCCCCGTGTTCACAACAAGCAATGCTGATACTGCTGCTGGTAACTCTACAACAGATCGTATCTGCTTGATGGGTCACAAAGACTCTATGGTTTTGGTTGAGCAAATGGGCATTCGCTCACAAACTCAGTACAAACAAGACTACTTGGCTACCCTGTTCACATCTGACACACTTTATGGTGTGAAAGCAATGCGTACAGCCGCCACAACTGGTGCAGCTTTGTCTTCTAGCGCATTTGCGTTAGCAGTTCCAGCCTAATAGTTGCCACTTCTCCCTCATCTTCGGGTGGGGGAGTTTTTTCTTAATTTAGGAGGAATTTATTATGGCAGCAGCAACAGCAGTCGTTTCCCGCAGGGGCAATGACCAGTTCCGAGGTTTGTTTGCAGACACTTGGGAAGTTTCATGCACTCTAAATACCGCATCAATAGCTACTACTGCAACTGATACAGATACAGTTACAGTTCCAGGCGTTGCTTTGGGCGATATGGTTATCGGTATGTCTATTGGCGTTTCTGAGGCAGGTTTGGTTCGTAGAGCCTATGTTTCAGCCGCTAATACAGTTACTATCGTGTCTTA